CGCACAGCAAGCGGAAAACCCGGCAACCATGAGCCGGCTGACCCGGAACTTCCTGCACCTGAACTGCCCATCCTGCGGGGAGGCGTGTTCCATTCAGTCCAGTCGCAGCATACAGGAGCGCGGATCGGACGCTCTGGTGCAGTGCCGGAACCTTGAGTGCGGCTACCGGGGGTCCGTTCAGGTCTCCTACGGCCCGGTGCTGGAAGCCAGGCACCCGACAATGCCGGAGGAAGGCCACCAGAAACTTCAGCCCGGCATTCGAAACAGCTTTCTTAGAATTCTCTGCCCGCACTGCCAGGGCGTGTGCCGTGTTCGCACCAGCGTGCAGATGATCCGGGCCCAGCGTCAGCTCTACGTGTTCTGCCAGGACGCAGACCATTGCGGGTACCGGGGCGTGGTGTTCATTACTCACACCGACCGCCTGTCACTGGACCCGGACGGCGGCCTGCGAGAGATACCGTTATCCCCGGAAGTCCGGGAGCAATGCCAGCAGGAAATGGAGCTGGCCTACGAGAAGTTCCAACCCAAGAAAAAGGAACCACAACGATGAACGCGATCGCACAAAACATGACCGACTCCGCCTATGCCCAGCTTCTGGCTCTGCGCAATGGCCACTACGACGCCCGCGAGTGTGTGGATATGACCATCGACAGCCTGATGGAGCAGTACCAATGCAGTCGGCGGCGGGCGGCACTGGTCACCACCAAGGCATGGGCGGATCTGGAAGCCACCGGCAAGCCGCCGGCCTACGTCGATGTCAGCCTCACTACCGGCAATACCGTGGTTATCCACGACGCCAGCGGCCGCACCAACATCTTTTCAGTGCACGAGCTCCTGCAGCTGCGGGACTCGCAGCACAACACCATCAATCGAATCAACGCCTGATCCGGAGCGCCCCGCATGCAAGACCAACTAAGGGCCGACATCCTTCTACGGCTCCAGAGTGACTACGAAGGCCTGGAGCGCGGCAAGTTCCTGCGCCGCCTGCGCTGCCACTCCTGTGGCAAGCGTGAAGCCTTCGTGGGCACCGACGAACCATGGATGGTGAAGTGCGGGCGTGAGAGCCGTTGCGGTGAACAGCACCACGTAAAGGAGCTGTTCCCGGATCTGTTCGACAGCTGGACAGAGCGCTACGCCAGAACCGACCTGAAGCAAGGCGAAAAGCCCACCGGTACCGAAGTGGCCGATGCGTATATGAAGCACGGCCGCGGCTTCGATCTGGCTGTGGTGAAGGGCTGGTACAACCAGGAAACCTACTGGGATTACGAGCGCAACATCAGCAGCGCCACCGTGCGCTTCCAGATCAACGACCGCGACCACTGGGAACGGCTGATCGACAAGCCCCACCGGTTCGGCAAAATGAAAGCCCACTTCAACCGGGGCGCCAACTTCAAAGGCCTGGCCTGGGCACCGCCCGGGCTGGATCTGTCCCAGGGCAAGGAGCTCTGGGTGGTGGAAGGCATCTTCGATGCGATCGCCCTGTACCACGCCGGCATACCCGCCGTGGCCGCGTTCAGCTGCAACAACTACCCGGATAAGTTCCTGGACACCCTGACAGCCACCCGGGAAAAAGCGGGCCAAGACATGCCCCGCATCATCTGGGCCATGGACGGTGACGAAGCCGGTGTTCGCTACATTGGCAAGTTTGCCAACATCGCCCGGTCACAGGGCCTGAAGGTAGGCGCTGCGGTTATCCCCCGGGAAGGCAAGTTCAAGCGTGACTGGAACGACGCCTGGCAGCGAGGCGAGCTGGTCAACGAACACGGCGAGCCGACCACCGACGAATTCCTTTACCAGGGCGACCTGGTCATTGCCCGCAGCGCTGGCGAGAAAGCCAACCGCATCTACACGCACACCAACCGGAAAGAATTCCCTTTCGGGTTCAACAACCGCCTGTTCTGGTTCAAGTTGAACATGGACGAATTCCACAAGGCGATGAGCGACCTGGAGGAAAGCGACGAGCCGCTGACGGACAAGCAGATCGTTACCCGGGCCCTGGAACAGTGCAACGCGGTCATCGAGATCGCCAACTGCTACCCCACCGCCCTGTATTACCTGGCCAACAAGATCACCGATGAAAGCTGGTACTACTACCGTGTGGATTTCCCGCACGACGGGCGGCCGGTTAAGAACACCTTCAGCGGCGGCCAGCTGGCCAGCGCCAGCGAATTCAAGAAGCGCCTGCTGGGCGTGGCGCCCGGTGCCGTGTGGACCGGTTCCAGCCATCAGCTGGACCGCCTGCTGAAGCAGCAAATCTCCGGCATTAAAACTGTCGAGACCATCGATTTCATCGGCTACAGCAAAGAGCACGAAACCTGGGTATTCCCGGAGCTGGCCGTTCACGCCGGGCAGATACACGAGCTGAACAACGAAGACTACTACGACATCGGCCGCATGAGCGTGAAAACGCTGTCGGAATCGGTAGCCCTGAACATCAATAAGAACTCCGCAGACTACCAGCGCGGCTGGGCTCAGGATCTGGCCAACTGTTTCGGCCCCAAGGGTGTGATCGCCCTGTCCTACTGGCTGGGCACGCTGTTCGCCGAGCAGATCCGCAAGGCACACAAAAGCTTTCCCTTCATCGAGATTGTGGGCGAAGCCGGCTCCGGTAAATCCACGTTGATCGAATTCCTGTGGAAGCTGGTAGGCCGGCAGGATTACGAAGGCTTCGACCCCAGCAAGGCCACCCTAGCCGCCCGGGCCCGGAACTTCGCCCAGGTGTCCAACCTGCCGGTTGTGCTGATTGAGTCCGACCGCGACCAGGACGGCGCCGGCGGAAAGCAGAAACAGTTCGACTGGGATGAGTTGAAAACCGCCTACAACGGCCGCAGCGTGCGCAGCCGTGGCCAGAAGAACGGCGGCAACGACACCTACGAACCGCCCTTCCGTGGCGCCATCGTGATCAGCCAGAACGCCCAGGTAAACGCCAGCGATGCCGTGCTGCAGCGCATCATGCACCTGAACGTCACCCGCGAAAACCACAACGAGACCACCAAGGCCCTGGCCGAGAAGCTGGAACGCACGCCCATGGAAAAGGTCAGCGGCTTCGTGCTGCAGGCCACCGCCGGCGAATCTAAGGTAATGCGCCTGGTGACTGAGCGCGCCCCCCAGTACGAAAAAGCCCTGGCCGAGATGCCCGACATCCGCATCCACCGGATTGCGAAAAACCACGGGCAGCTTCTGGCCCTGGTGGATTGCCTGGGGCCGGATGGCCTGAAGCTGCTGCCCGAATCCTACCTTGAGCCCGCGCGGGAGATGGTTCAGGAAATGGCCCTGGAGCGCCAAACGTCCGTGAATGCGGACCACCCGATGGTGCAGGAGTTCTGGGAAGCGGTTGACTACATCGAGGGTCTGAACAGCTACCCGGTGCTGAACCACTACGGTGACGAAGCCAAGCTGATCGCCGTCAACCTGAAGCACTTCGAGCATGTGTGTGCAGAAGAGAAGCTGCGCATACCACCGATGAGCGAGCTAAAGCGCCACCTGAAAACATCGCGCAGCCGCAAGTTCATCGAATCCAGCCGCACCGTCCGTTCCGTGATTCGCAGCCAGGGCAACAGTCTTGGCAGCGACAGCGTCCGGTGCTGGATCTTTGAGAAAGAGCTGTGAGGGAGGAAACCACCGTGGAACACACCTTCGACCAGGCCGCCGCCCTGCTGGACACCGGCCGCAACACACTGGCCCGCGAGCTTCGCAGGCTGAAGATGCTGGACAAACACAACATGCCCGCCGGACCGTTCCGCGGCAAAGGCATCTTCGTGGTGAAGACCGGCACCTATGAGCACCCAACCAGGGGTAAAACGCCCTACACCAAAACCCTGATCACCGACCGTGGCCTGAAACTGATCCGTTACCGGCTACCGCCAAATAAGGAAGCGCCCATGAACAACGAACCTGCAAATCAACCCACCGGCCGCGTGCACGACCTTGGAGAGCTGACCGTGATCAACGAAGACCACGGCCGCTGCCACCACCGCGTGGCCATGGTGGTGGTGTTCGATTCCCCCGAGCAGGCCCAGGCCTGCGTGAAAGCCGGATCCGTTCGCCTGGTCCCGGCCATGGACCTGAACCCAGACGCCACGGAGGCCCTGCGCCATGGCGGATAAAGCCGATATCGCCGGTGACTACATCGAGCAGTCCCTGGAGCTGGCCCTGGAGAACCAGCGGAACCAGCCAAAGGGCACGAGTAACGATCCTTACTGCGAAGAGTGCGGTACCGAGATCCCCGCCAAACGGCGGGAAGCGCTGCCCGGCTGCGCCACCTGCGTGGATTGCCAGCAGCTGCTGGAAGTGAAGACGCGGAATTACCGATAAATACAGGCCGGAAAGGCCAGACGGAGAAGAATATGAATACGCTGACGCTAACCGAAGAACAGATGACCGACAACCTGCACCTGGCATTAGAGGAAATCTTCCTGCAGGGCATGATCCTGAACCGCAGAAAGATCGTTCAGGCACACTTTGATTTTCATGGGCACACCTCTACTGCTGATGTGCAGATCATGCCGGTGAACACGGTGTGGCGCGAGGGCTTCGAATTGCCAGAACCATTGGGCGGTCTGGATATCCGCCTGTATTTCTATGAGTTTATGGACCTGACGCAGATGCACGAGGACTACCGCGAGCGGATGGCCAGGCTGGAAACCTTCATCCGCTACCTGGATCACCTGATTACCATGAACAAACCCATCGAAGTCGAGCTGAAGGAGACTGCGGCATGAGCATCCAAGAAGCAACCAGGCAGGACTTCGAAGAAGGGCTTCGGGAAGACGGCATCCGGAAGCCAGTCCGCGCCCCACTCGGGGGCCTGATTGACAGGACGGAACAGCAGATGACCGCCCTGATCAACACCAGCGCCAGCGACTGCGCCATCAGCCTGAACAACGATGCCGAACGCGACCCCGCCGGCACCATCCGAAAGGTACTGAGCGTGCTGCACCTGATGAATTTTCGCGGCATCGAGAAGAAGTCCCACCGGCAAGCCATGCTTCGCGCCGGCCGCAAAGCCCTGGCCGAAATCGGGGAGATTCCGCAATGAGCCAAAAGCGTAACAACCGCAGAAAGCAGCACAGCGCCCACGCCCGCGACCAGCGCCTGTTCTCCCAGTGCCGATTGTGGACCTGGGAGGGCATGATCAGCCCCGACGATAGCCAGCAATACACCACGGCAGAGAAGCGGACGCAGTTCGGCTGGATACCCATGGGCTACGACCTGGCCAGCCACTTACTGAAGTACCCGCGCAACTGGTCAGTTGGCGTTCGCGCCCTGTGCCAATCCGTGGATGGGGCCAAGTGGATGGAGAGCAGAACATTCGACCTGCCCAGCTACAACCTGCAGCAGATCCAGGGCGCCTATCACCAGCTCCGAGCGGACGTAATGTCCGCCCAGCGCACATCCCAGGTATTCGACGTGGGCTGGATCTGCCAGACCTGGCACGGTTCCAAGCCAGATGACGCCCTGGAACTCTGGCAATACCAGTACGCGCCGGAAGAAATAATCCGGCAGGTCACCAAAAACCAGAAAACCATCAACCGCATGAAAGGCCCGGGCTTCAGCCAGCAGCGTTACGACCGGTGGCAGCAGGTTAACCGGGAATACCTGGAAGACAGAAAGCGGGTTTCACTGGAGGGTTTATGACCGGCACCCAGAATAACGAATTGGCGAACAGGAAAATGGCTGACCTCAAAGGCGGCCACCTGGCCCGCTCGGCCGCCATGCTCTGCCAGGATCCAGCCTTCCAGCTGTACCTCGACCGGGCCCAGAGCGTAAAAGGCAACGTCGAAATTCCGGACGGTACCCACACCGAAGAAGATGCCCGGGACCTGATCACCACCGCATGCCAGATCAGCAGCCGGGCGGAACTGGACCATAACGTGCGGGCTGCCACCAAGTTCCGGCAGATCAAGGCACACTTTCAGCGCTGGAAAAGCCGGCACGTTCGGCGGGAGGCGGTAACCCAGTGAGACCGGTCTCAATACAGACCTTCATCGAGGTGGTTTATTGCGAAGACAACCAGCCGCCGTCGCTCGCCACCATTCGCAGGCGTTGCCCGGACATCCCGGGCGCGTTCCGCGACGGCCGGCGCTGGAGAATTGATCTGGATACCTACTTCGAAACCATGGAACGGCGGATCCGGGGTTTGCCGGAGAACCCGCAGGAGCTAGGATTACTTCAGGATCTGGCAGAACAGTTGCAATAACATGGCCCCACCACGCAGAAAACCCGGCCAGGAGTGGCTTGAGCCACGTCACCGATATGCTTATCTCTATTATATTCAGCATCTTAAAGCCTCTCCCAGCAGAATCCCCCCGCTCACAAGCGCACATTCCCCGCCCCAGTAATCAATAACATACGTTAGCGTTGTCGACGTGCTGCCGCCGGTGACTGAGACCAAGACCAGGTATTGCCGCCCGCCACACACCATCGCCACGAAGCCAAGGATGGAGTCTTTCTGTTTATGAAAGTGTGGATATTCTGGAGTGATATACGCGTGTGCGGGCG